TTATAGGGCGGCATGTTGTTGTGCGCTCCGCCACCACCGGTTGTATACATTGATCCTGGGACAACCGTGCCGGAAGAACTCGCGAGTGCCGCGCAGTCGTTGTATCCGCTTCCGGCTGTACCGTGCCGGTCCATCCAGTAATGCGTGTGGGCGGGCAGGTGGTTGATTCCAAGCGTCACCGTATCCGCGCCTCCGGTCGTTCCGGCAGAATAGGAGCTGCCAGCACCGAGCAGAAACACGTCCTGTATTTGCTCCCATGTTCCGCCGTAATATGTGGCGGGGTTTTCGGAACTGGTCGACGTGTAAATAGAACCGACAGGAAACATCTCATAAGATGCGCCGCCGCCGCCCATCAACGGCTTTCCGATGATGCTCATATCAACTGACCTCCGTCACCGTGACCTGTACCGTAACGTTGGCTGTCAGTGATGCTCCCACCGCATACGCAGTCAGCGTCCCGGCGTTGTTCTCGATGTATAGCGCGGATACGCCGTCATTAACCATTTGCTGGATTGCAGTTGCGTCCGGTTGGAGATCCACCTTGCTGCTGGATGTTACAGTTGCTCCTGTTACCGTGACGGTCTGAGTGTACGGGCCACTTCCGCTCCAGCTCGCAGCGGATAGAGAAACGCTCCCGGTTTTTGGAATGTTTCCATCTGCTGTTCCGGTGATGTTCGCCGTCAGCTTCCCGTCCGTACGGAAGTAGAAGTTCGTCCCGTCATAGAACACCAGATACGACCCGGCGGGAAGCGTGTAGTTTGTGGCGGAGGAAGCCGCGCCGTTGATATAAATGGGCTTCGCTCCGGTGCCGTTGACGTTCAGCGTAATGGCGGATGCGCTGGTATTGGCAGCCCCGATGAGGACATGCAGATAGCTGTTCGCCTTGCTTTCTTCGCCGCCGTCCCTGCTGCTGTAGTGCAATAGGCACTGGGGTAATCCTGCGTTTGGTTAGCCCACGCCGCGTCATAATCGGTAGCAGAGTTCTTCTTCAGTATCTGTCCTGCGTTGCCACCAGCCGGAATGCTGCGGATGTTGATATAGCTATGAGACCAAGAACCATTGTCCTCGATCAGATACAGATACTGCTGGCTCTTTAGGCCGGTAGATCCGAAGTAGTGCTTTGTCGCGCTGGTCTTGAAGGCGTACACATACACAACATCGTCCCGCACAACGCACGGAAGCTGTGCTGCTGCAAGAGCCGTCTCAATCTGGGCAGAAGTAGTAGAATTATAAGTACACCAAAAGATATCGATAGAGCCTGCCTGTCCATCCATGACATTGAAGGTCTGCCCACCGGGATGGTCTTTGTCTGTGATTGTCACAGAATGACCGCCGGTAATGGCGGAAACGGTAACTTCGGGAGAAAAGCCATCGGCGCCGTCCGCGCCGTCATTCCCGTCCTGTCCGTCGGCGCCGTCCATGACGTTGAACGTCTGCCCGGACGGATGATCGGCGTCCGTGATCTTGACGCTGTGCCCTCCGGTGATGCTGCTGATCTCTACCTCCGGAGATACTCCGTCCTGTCCGTCCTGCCCGTCGGTTCCATCCTGCCCGTCGGCGCCGTCCATAACATCGACTGTCTGACCGCTTGGGTGGTCCGCGTCCACGATGGTCAGCCTATGGCCTCCGGTGATCTCTTCGGAATAGATGACCGGTGAAACACCGTCCGCACCGTCTTGTCCGTCGGCGCCGTCGTTGCCCGGTATCCCCTGGATCCCCTGGGGGCCCTGCGGCCCGGCGGCCGTTACCTCTGCGGCGATCTCCGCCGGCTTTTCAACCTTTGCCTCTATGTTCGCCTCGCCCTGGACGTTGGCCGCGATCTCCACGGCCCCGTCCTGTGTGGCGATGATCTCCAGCGTCTCATTCATTCCGCGCCACCGACTCCTTCACCACGAAGGGCGCCTCCCGGATCACGTCCACCGGCTCCGCCCCGGACCGGATCACCTGCACGCCGTACACATATTCGTCCGCCGCCAGGGACAGGGTGTCCTCTTCGGAGAAACCGATGAAGGCTTTCCCGTCGGCGGTAAAATCGGTGACCGTTTTTTCCAGCAGCTTCTCGCCGTCCGCGTCCGGACGCACGGCGAAGCGGATCTCGTCCCCGCTGCGCAGCGGCTCCCCCGGAAAGGATACGTACATCCCGTCCCCGGTCCCTCTGGCGATCTCCACGCCCTGGCTTCCTTTTTTCTTCATGTCGTCACCTCCCGAAAAACGCCTGCGTAATGCGGCTGTTCTCCCCCGGCATGGTTGTGTCCAGCAGACCCACCGCCTGGGAGTACATGTTCAGCATGGACCCGTAGTCCATCACCAGATCCGGCAGGAGTTGCTGCGCCGCCACGTAGTAGGGCATGCACTCGCATGCGTCCTCCGCGATCTCGAACTCGTATTCGTCGTCCGCGTCCGCCGGGATGGTCTCCGGGTTGGCGAAATACTCGATGACGAACTCGCTCCCCGCGTCCCGCTCCGGGACCAGCAGCTTCCCGCCCCGCCAGCGGTACCGGTTGGTGACGGTCTTCCCGTCCCGCCAGATCCGGTACACCTGCCGGAAGTCCCCGGGCATGGCGTACTCTTCCTTCCCGCTCTGGGCGGTGATCTTCTTCGTTTTCAGGATCTTCTTGATCTGCGAGAGCGTCTTCTGGGCGATGTCGAAGAACCGGACCATCTTCAGCTCGATATCCTCGTCATGCTCCACTTCCCCGCCGGCGCTGTGCTCGTCAAGAAGCATGTATACTTTTTCCTTCGCCTCTCCCAGCGTCATATCATTTCCTCCTTATAAAGCCTTCCCCTGGAGGGGAAGGTGCCCGGCTTTGCCGGGCGGATGAGGTGTCCGTCATTCCCGAAACAGGGCGGAGCTTCCCCCGCCCTGTCCTGTTATCTGGCGTCCTCCAGCCACAGATCGATCAGCTCGCCATAGGTCATGTGATTCCCCTGCGACATAAGGTCCAAAAGCTCCTTGCTGTCCTTTGTGATCGTGATGGAGATCGTCACGGTCTCGTCCTGCGCCGGCTGCGGTGCCGGCTCCGGCTCCTGCCCGTTCTTCCGGACCAGGATCAGATCTTCCTCATGGATGGGGCTCTGGATGTTGCTCCGCTCGTCCTCATCCATGCCCAGCACCACGCGCCCGGCTTTGTTCTGGATCACGTACCAGTTCTTCGTCATGACGGACGCCTTGATGCTGCTGCCGGAGTACCACCGGGCGCCTTCCCGGATCTTCACCAAATCGCCGGCGCCGATCTCCGGCGCGGGGGCGGGCTCCGGCTCGGGCGTATCCTTGGAGGCGTAGTCCGGGATGCCCCATGCCAGGATGTAGCCATAATCCCTCACGGATTTGTCGGTTCCCAACGTATAGGAGTGGAGCATGACCACGGAGCGAATGTCCCAGAAAAAGAGCTTCCCGTTCTCCTCCCGCTCGAAGATCCCCACGTGGTCGATCCTTGACTCTTTGTCGCCGTACCCGAAAAAAATCAGATCTCCGGGGATCGGGGTCCGGGTGTTGCCCCAAACCGCGCACCCCAGCGCCTTTAAGTTCCGGTACAGCTCCCTTGCCCGGCAATGGGGCGGCATGATCGATGTCCACTCCAGCATCAGGAACGGCACCGACGCAAACACGGCGCAGGCCTGATCTTCGTACTTCACGCGGTACCCCAATGGCAGTGGGCGGGCGTTGGCGTTGTAATAGTCAATGACGGAGTCTCTCTGCCCCCGGAGTGACTTCGCCGTATCAATCAGCTTCTGTCTCGCGTTCATTCTTCTTCCTCCTTAGGCCGTTCCCATGTACTCGCACGTCAGCGTCACCGGGTCGACGTTTGAACTGACAGAAACGGTGTTTGTCCCGGAAGTAGTATTCAACGGCTGTGCGGTTGCGCTCTCCGTTCTGTCCGGAGCTGGGTAAACTACAATCAACGGCTCTCCTGCGGCGTTCCATTCGGCAAGTTTCGCTTTGAAGGCGGCAAGGTCAGCCACGCCAGACCACTTGACTTCGATGGAGCCGTCAGATGCAAATTCAATGTCACCATCTTGCAGTCCGTAGAACCCGCCAGACGCTCCGCTGAATCTTGTACATAGCGGAGCAAAGTTCGCGCCGATCTCCCGGCCGGATTTGCCGAGGGTCTCTGTGTAGACATAGAAAACACCATCGTACTCTTCCCACGCTTCCGTGCCGTCAAACGCCACCGCCCAAGTCTGCCGGGTGATGTCACCGCCGATAACCTCCTGCTCGTCCGCATAAGCGCCAACAGCGAACAGATTTTCCACGGTTGCTGTATGCGAGTTTACCGTCAGCACTTCCGGCGTACCGTCTGCATAGATGCCTCCACCCGGAGCGACATTTGGGGAATACTTGATAGCCCCGTTGTTGCATACGATGTCAACCGGGTCGCTCGGCGTAGGGGTTGTTGCCTGTGTGCATTTCCCGGTCTGCGTCAGGCTGATGATCGCATTGGACACGGCGCCGGCCAGCATGATCGGCGCCGTGCCCGTCACCGTCTTCACGACGGCGGCAGCGCCGCCCTTCATGGCCTTCAGCAGCATAAGCTTTGTGGCGTCGGTCCATCTTTTCGGAAAAAGGGAGTCAAACATGATCCTCCCTCCTTACGATCCCAGCTCCATCTGCAGCACCCACGCGCCGGACTCCTCGGAAAAGGCGTCGATCCTTGGCGGCGTGGCGTTGACAACGTGGCATTTGCTCCCGGTGATGATCCCTGTCACGGGCCGGTTGTCGGTGGGGGTGGTGTCCCCGTCGTCGCAGGCCAGCTCCACAAAGTCCAGCTCGCCGTCGTATGACTCCCTTCGCAGTTCACGAATCATATCCTGTGTCCTCCTCTTCTGCCTTCCCCTGGAGGGGAAGGTGCCCCGCAGGGGCAGATGAGGTGTCCTCCTCCCCCGCGATCTGTTCCGTGTGCCGTTTCAGCCGCTCCAGCAGTTTCTGTACAAAAGGCGGCACCGGCGCGCCGGTCTCGGCGGTGTTTTCCAGGATGGAGATGCACTCGTTGATGATCAGCCAGATAATGACCACCAGTCCCACAAAGTACGTCCCCTCCAGGGTCAGGCCGAACTCCCCGCCCAGCATGTGAATGAGATAGTCCAGCACCATTCCGACGGCCACGATCAGCAGATAGCCCACCTTTTTCAGGATCCCCATGATCCCTATGCGGCTGTCCAGCGTACCCGTCTTCCAGGCGGCGCTGATGCCGGATATCCAGTCCAGCACCATCACCGCGATCAATACGGCCAGCGGCACCGCCAGCTGCCGGAGGTAGGCCCCCAGCGCCGCCAGCGCCGCCGCGATCAGGATCTTCCATACGTTTTCCATATCGTTCTCCCTTCCCTTTTACTCGTAGGGGAGGGGCTTGCCCCTCCCGCTACGTTTTTTCTGCGACGACGACGATCAGCCGGGATCGCCGAAAATGATCTGCCGGGCGTCGCCCCAGCCCGTGCCGAAATCGACGTACGCGGTGTACATGTCCTTCAGCGGGTTGTCCAGCTGGGACTGCATCACCTTGGGCCTGGTGTTGTAGACGATGTTCACCAGCTCCTTCATGAGCCGGCGGTCGCACACCGCCCACTGCTTGGCGCTGAAGCCGTCGTCCCCGCCGCCCATGACGATGTACTGCATGCCATAGACGGGGTTGGCGCCGTTGTCGGAAGTGAACGGATCCTTGTCCGGCATCAGCCGGGCGTTCTCGCCGAACATCTTCTTGGCCTTCTCCTCCAGCTCGGGGGAGATCAGCACCGTGTCGAAGTCGCACAGGAACGGCATCCCGTCGGGAGTCAGGAACCGGTTGGCCCGGGCCTGGGCGGCGGTGATGGCGCTCACGCTGAAGGCGTCGGTGCTGATGTTGGAATAGGTGCCGGCGTCGGGATCGGCCACGAAGCTGCGGCCGCTGCTGCCCTTGCTGGCCACGGGATGGGACGCGCTGGCCCAGGGCACGCCGTCGCCGCCGTTGTGGAAGCCGTCGGCGTTCCAGGCGTTGGCGAACATCCGCAGCACGTGCAGGTACACGGTCAGCGCGGCGCTGTCGCCCAGCTTGGTGCCCACCTTCCGGGTCTCGCCCATCTTGTCGATCTTGGCCTCTTTGTAGCCGACCGGGATGGACAGGGAGAACTCCTCGGGACGCACGATGGTCTTGAAGCCCCGGTGCAGGGACCCCTCGTTGAGGTTGCCCTCGTACCGGGCCAGCTCGCCGTAGCCGCCGGAGCCGGTGAGCTCATAGTCGATGCTGTTGGCGTTGACCTCGCCCACCACGGGGCTGAGCTTGTTCAGCCGGTTGGCGTAGGCGAAATCGAAGGCCTTGCCGACAAACTTATAGTTGTCGGTCTTCCAGGAAGAAAAATTCATTGTTCACACTCTCCTCTCTTAGTCCTCGACGCCCAGGCTGTGCTCCACAGCCATCAGGCGGATCATGTGCCTGTCATAGTCATGACCGACGCACTTGATTTTCGTCGCGCCCTTGGTACTCACCACCAGCGCGGACTTGTTGGTGGAGTCCAGACTGGCGATACCGCCCACGGCCGCGCCCAGTGCGGGATACACCTCGAACTTGTCGTTCTCACAGGCGGTGCCGCCGCTGGCCTTGGTGATCACCGTGTTGGTCTTGGCGTAGTCGGTGATGGTGATGCGCTTGCCGATGGGGTCGGTGTTGGTGCTGCCGGTCCCCTTGGCGATCAGCACCAGGACGCTGTTGTTGAAGCTGTCGTCGGCGCTGGTGGAGTCCACGTCCCCGCTCTTGGGGGTGATCACGGTGGCGGTGTTGCCGCTGGACGCGGCGGCGATCACCGGCGCCGGGCACTCGAAGATCAGCTCGGGGTTGTCGTACACCAGGATCTCGGTGCCGTTGGCCCGGGGATTCAGGGCGTCGGCGGCGCCGGGATGGTTCTCGGCGGCGATGCCCAGGATGGCGCCGGTCTGCGCGGCGTCGGCGCTCACCACCAGGCCGGCGGACAGCTTGACCACCTGGCCTTCCTTGATGGCGGTGTTGTACGCGATGGGATAGCTGCGTGCGGTCAGGCCCACATGCCCGCCCGCGTTCTGAATGGGTCTCATGTTTTTTCTCCTTTCATTCTCTGGCCAAAAATTCCTTGGCCGTCATTTTCATCTGCGGATAGGCCCGGTTCCACTCGTCCAGCGCCTTCTGCTGGCTGGCGGTAAGGGTCTCCGCTCCGGAGCCGCCGCCGGTCCCGGTGGCCCGCTCCTTCTTGCTCTCGGCTTTCTGTACGGCCGCCTGGGCCGCGTTCCCCGCGATCTCCAGATAGTCCTCGTAGAGATCCCCCAGGGGCTCACGCCCGTACCGGGAGCCGCAGAAACGCCGGAACGCCTTGTTGTCGTCAAGCTTTCCCAGATCTACGTCCGGGAAGCGTTTCGTGAAATCCTTCACGTCGGTGGCGATCCACTCCTGCTGTTTCCGGGCCTCCTCGTCGGCCTTTTTCTTTTCCGCTGCCTCCCGGCGGGACTGGGAAACGAACTCCCGGTTCGCCTCTTCCTCCTCCACCTCGGCCTCGGGCCGTCCCTCCCGTTTGGCTTTCTCCGCGATCCGCTGCTTGCGCACGGACCCGGCGAAGCTCTCCAGGCCGTCGATGTCCCCGATGATCTCGCCCGTGTCCGGGCTGCGCATGCCCGCTCTGGCGATCCTCTGGTTCATCTCCCGGACGGCGCGCCTGTATCCGGCATCCTCCCCGGAACGCCGGGCCGCCTGATACCGGCGGTTGTCTTCGTGGTCCTGCTGGCTCCGGCCGGCGTCGCCGGAACTCTTTTCGCCCTCGGAGCCCTGCTCCGCAGCTTCGCCACTCTCCTGAGGAGTCACGACCTCCTCCGTCTGTTCCATACCCAGACTTTCGATTTCCAT